TTAATATCTCCAAGCTCTGTTCCTAATTCTTGGTTTGATAATTTTTTTAACTCTATATATCCTTTATAAAAACCCTCTGGAATATTAGTAGGGGGTAATAAGTAATTAGCTGCAAAGTCTCCAATATCTTGAGTTTGATCTAACTTTTCTGCGGCATATTTGTTAAATCCATAAACAGCAAAAAGTTCTTCTAGTGCATGGTCTGTTAGTAACTCTGGTTCAAACTCTCTGCCTTTTAAAAAATCTTTTATAGTTCTTGTACCTAAGTTTGCTAAACTTAAATAAGCAGCTAATGAAATCATTTTTTGTGTTCCTTCTTTAACTTCTCCTTTTAAAATTTTACCTAAACCTTTCCTTCTCTGAATATCTAGTTGTTTTATAGTAAAAGATTTAAGAGTGTATGCTAACCTTGCATTTGGATTATCAACATAAATTTTTGGCATTTCCATCATTGTTACTGGTTGTATATCAGAAAGCTCATTAAACGAATGAAACTTTGTATTTTCAGTAAATTTTCCTAACTTAAAGTCAGAAATAATGTCATCTATTAGTCCTGGGTCGAAAGCATATAATTCTTCAAATTCTTTTCTAAATTCTTTTTCTCCTTTTTCTGTTTTCATTTTTTTTGCCCATTTCATAAAGGCAGCATTTACAGCAGTTTCTTTTCCTAACTGATCAAATCTTCTAAATCCTACTAAATCAAAAACTTTATTTAATATTTTTGCTGTTGTTCTTACATTACCATCTGATAATTCTTGAGATATATTGTTTATAGCTACATCCATTAGCTTTAATTGTTCTTTCCCAATTAAAGGAGTCTTTTCTGGTATCAAATTTCTTACTGCTGCTACAATAGTATTTTTTAATCCATGTAGTGCTGCTGAGTTACCTAAATCAGCAAGTTGTGTTATTGAAGCATAAGGGTTGCCTATTGTTCCTAAATAAGATAAATCTCTATATGCTCCTACAGATTTAAGCATTTGTCGTTCTGAGTTTGTAAAAATACTTTGTATAGCACTTATTAATTCATCTTCGTCTAAAGGGTTTAATCTTCCTGCTATTCTTTCTTGTTGCATTACTTTTCCAATAGAGTCTTCGATATTAAAAACACCATTTTTGTTTTTTACTGCATTTCTGCCAAAAAACTTATACTTTTCTATATTATTTATAGCATTTCTTATATACAAAGATAAAGCGTCAGCAGGATCTTCGTAATATTTTTTTACAAAGTCATCAGATAGTTCCTCTATCTTTCTTGATTTTGCAAATCTTGGTACTGCGTCAGTTGTTAATCCATATCCTCTAGCATATTGATTTGCTACATATGCCCTTTGTCCAAGACTTAAATCATTAGGTGAGTTCAACCCAAGTTTTTTTGCATATTCTTGTTCAAGTTTTGTTAATGTTGTTACTTTGTCTGTTCCTAATGCTTTTCTAAATGCTTCTAAATCTTTTATTTGTCTTGGAAAGTAATTAGCTAATTCATCAAAGTGTATTCCTGCTTTTTGAGACTGGTTATAAATATCTTTTAAAACATCTTTTACTGTTTTAAAATTTTCTCTCATTGGCATAGGCATTAATTTTTCTGCTTCATCAAAGTTTCCATTATAAAGGTTTCTGGTTATATTCAACTTTGCTGTTGGGTTTATGTTTAATCCTCTTATGTTGTCTAAAAAAGGTTGAACCTTTTCTAAGGTAGTTCCAGTAGTTTTGTTTACATTATAATAATACTTTCTTAATGCTCCAGTTATTGCAGGATCAATTTGTGATATCCTTGTAGATAAAACTCCTAAAGCACTTTTTATAAAACCTTCTTTGTTTCCTGCTGTTGATACATCATTTACAATAGAATCTTTTACAATTTTTGCAGAACTAGACCTTTGAGATGGTATTGATAAAGGTCTTTCTAATTGAGCTATTGCTTTTTGCAACTTTTCTTGATTTACTAATTTTGGTAATATTTCAAAAGATTCATTTACTGAATATCCTTCGTCATGTAATTTTCTTAATTTATCCTCTGCATCTTTTACAACTTTTTCTGCTGATTTATTTTTTATTTTAGTAACTTGAGTTCCAATTCCTTTTACTACTCCATATCCTATACCTGCTCCACCTGCTCCAAAACCACCATATATAAGTGCTTTTTCAGGATCAACCTCTCCAGTTTTAGCTAAATCTTCTAATGCACTATAACTACTACCAAATCCTGCCCCTCCTAACATAACTTTTGGCAAAGTAGCTCCTAGTGTTACTAATGATGTAGGATCAGCTAACATTCCACCAACTTGTCCTACAGTTCTTGCTGTGCTTTCAGGGTCTGGCTCAAATAAATATCCATATTCTTCGAGAATCCCTCTTTCTCTTGCTCGTTCTACCATTTCCCTTCTTTGCTCTAATGGAGCTTCATAAAAACCTTTTCCATATAATTTTTCTGGAGAATAATATTGAAACCCATTGTCAAAATCTAAACTATATCTGCCAGACATAATATTGTTTGCCCATTTAGGTAAATAATCAGGAGATTGGGCAGTTAAAACATCTGTGCCAAATGCTATAAATCCTTGCCCTTCGCTCCCACCATACATCATTTGTTTAAAATAATCATCTGATTCAGTTCTAACTATTTTTTTATCAATATATCTATCTCCTGGTTTTACATTTAGTTCTTGTAACTTTTGAGATTCTTTTATATCTTCTTCTGTTATTTTTTCCCCTAAGTCTGTCCTGTCTTCTTTTGAAGAAAACTTTCTAATAAGTTTTTTTCCTTCAAATTCATCTCCAGGCATAGCCCCAAGTTCTTTTAGTCTTTCCGAACCTTGTATCATTTCTAAAGTAAGTTGCTCTGGCATCTTTTGTTCCTTATTTATTCTTCTTCAAAATCTGAGAATGGATCAGTTTTGTTTATATTTTCTGTAATACTTTTTATTACATCCTCATCCCCTTCTATATTAGAAACTGAAGTTTCTTTAGTAACATTTTCAGATAAAGTATCAAGAGATTTAATTATAGCATTACTCATTCCTTTACCTTCTTGGCTTTCTATACCCATTGCATTATTAGTAACTGCTCTAAGTGCTTGTGCTTCAGTAGCAAATAAACCAGTTCCTTTTAAATTTCTTACTGCGTCTCTAAACTTTTTATTTGTTTTCATGAGAGTTTGCCCAACTTTGTAAAATCCAAACATTTTGGCAGGAGTTATTGTTACTTGTGGTTGTATTCCTTTTGCTTTTGCTGCCTGAATTGCCGCATTATAATCAGTTAAAATTTTAGCAGGTTGTTGTGCTGCTTCTAATGCACGACCTGCTTGTGATGCTATATTTTCACCAGGTTGTCTAGGTTTTAATAACTCTAAACTACCTCTAAGTATTGCTGCATCTATAAGTTGTTTGTTACTCGGCTTCATCATTTGTGGCATTGTTACATTGCCAAACAATGTTTGTAATCCTGTAAGTCCTGTTTTTGGGTCTTCATCAAAAATACTAGGCATTATAAAAGTCCTCCATAGAATCTATTTAAATCAGGTGTTTGTAAATTTAACCCAGGTGTTACTTGTGGTTGTACCATGGGCATCATCTGTGGTTGTTGTGGGTTAAGTAAACCCATACCTCCACTTAGTAATGCTTGTGCTAACATTGGATTCATTCCTGCTCCTGCAGCAGCTACATCTTTCATAGGATCAACCATAGGATTTATTCCATATTGTTGTTGAAACATCCCTGCTACTTCAGGCGACATACTGTCTAGTAATGTATTTCCTGGGGTTTGTGCCATTAGATATTCTTTGCCTGATAAACCACCTAAACCAAGCATATTCATTATTGTGTTTCCCATTATCCTAATAATCCTCCTAATAATGCTCCACCTAATACATAAGGGTTCATAAATCCTGTTACACCTTCTGGTCTAAATAATGAGCCAATACCTGCCCCACCTAGTGCCCCTGCTACCATTCCTGGTCCTTGTGGACCTGGTGCTGTTGATGTAACAGTTCCTGGAAGAATAGTTCCTGCAACAATATTTCCATACTGTTGTAGTGCTTGACTTGGAGCTGCTTGTTCAAACGCAAATCGTTGCATAGCTTCTGTTATAGGTTGTTGTGCTCTTGCTGTTTCTGCTGCACCTACTTGTCCTAGTGTTGCTGCAGGTAAACCAAATGTTCTCATTATATCGCCAGAAAGACCTAATGTTGCAGCTTGTGTTCTAAGAACGTCACCATACACATCACCATACATTTGTCGTGCAACGTCTGCTTGTTTTTGAGCAACATCTTTTATTACTTCTGATTCTAGTATTGCTTGTCTTGTGCCACCTAATTGACCTTTACCTGTCGCTTGTCTTCTAGCTTGTTGTAATAATCTTGAGCCAGTTTCTTCTATAGGTCTAAGACTTGCTGTTAATGCTTCTTGTAGCATTGGATCTTGAAATCTTTGTGCAGGACTCATTAATGCTTGTTGAAATCCTGGAACAATAGAACCTAATCCTAATCCTGCTTGAGCTAATGCTGCTTGTCTTTGTAGTTCTTCTGCTTGATAAACTGTAGGACTAGCTTCAGCATAAGTTCTGCCTGGATAGAACTGTTGTGGTCCTTCTTGAAATTGTGTTTGTGCCTGTTTATATAAATCAGTTAAATAGGGTTGTTGCCCTATCCATGGTTCTGATTTTTGCGTTTGTGTGGTGCTTCCACCTCCACCTCCACCTTTACTCATATAAATCTCCTAGTGTATGGTTGTAAGTTCTTTTCCGAGTATGGTATATGTTTGTTCATATCCGAAATCTTTTAATTTTTTAATAAATCCTTTTCGACATACTGTTTCCATAGCATCACAATCTTGTTCTTGTGACCATTCTTCCAGTATTTCTAGTGTTTCTGCTACCCATGTGTCCATTTGTTTGCCACCTAATGTAACAATACGACACACCTTTTTTTGTGGATAGTTTAGAATCTGTGTTGTTATAACTGCTTTAATTTCTTTGCCATTGTCTTTGTCAAAGATAACCCATAGTTGCATTTCTTTTTCTTTTAAGAAGAAGTAGATATCATGTACATCCATTTCTTCTTGGGATTTGTTATTACCCATTTCTACATATTTTTTACAATCTTCCCACACGTCATCAATATACTCTGCAGGTATACCAGATACATAAATCATCGCTTTCTCCTATTGACTTACTTGTATAATACTTATTGTAGCTGATGGAGTAGCAGGTGCAAATGCTGTAGCTGCTAATGGGTCTATATCTATATCGGTGTCATCTGCTGCCATCATTGCTTGTAGATAATCACCTGCAGTTATGTCAAATATCCCTGCTTTAGATAGTGTTCTTCTATGGTCATTAGTTGCAAGTGTATGTGCTATTCCTGTTCCTGTTATATCTGTACCATTTATTCTTGGGAAAAACCATATATCTTTGTTGTTAGCACTTTGCGAATGTAACAATGCAGAGAAGTTTACATAGTATTTACCACTACGACTAAATTCTATCTTAGATGTATCAACTCCATTAATTGTAATTCCTTGTGAGTATACTAATGTATTCCATGTAATAGCTTGTGCTGTATCTACAGTAGCTATATTCTGTGCTGTTGTATCGGCAATCTGTGCAAAATCACCTGCACCACTACCACCTGCAAATGCTCTCCATACAGTACCATCATAGTAATATAGGTTTTCACCTTGTCCTGGATTCCAGTTAGTACCATCAGCATAAGCAATATCACCTTGCTTTACTCTGCTAGGTTCAACATTCTTTTGTTCTATAAATGCTATAGGGTTTTCTTGTAATGCCCCTTGTAGCTTAGTCAGTTCTTCAAATATATATCTAGGTAAATCTTCTGAGTTAGCAGGTACAGGATTAGGTACATACTTAGGAGCTTGTGCCATTATCTTTCCCCTATAACTTCATACTCTAAATCATAGCCATTTAGTTCAAATGGACTGTTATCTGTGTGTTGAAATCTTACTGCGATGTATTTACCTGTTGATCTGCAATCTACTTTGTTGTTTTGTGTTGGGTCAAAGTTTTGTCCTGCTGTATAAGTATATGTTCCATTAGGTGACATAGAACTTCCAACTGATATAACTACTTGTCCTGAACCACCTACTTTAGGTGTTAGTTTTCTTACTTGTTTGACAGTATTAGTATTGCCATCTAAGGTTAATCCTTTTCTTTCTAGTGTCGATATGTAGTTTTCACCTGCAAACTGTCTGCCGAAATCACCACGATACAATTTAGTATCTGATGTTCCTGCCATCAATATACTTCTTTCTGTAGGATTATAGGTTCTCTCACCCCATACCCCACTATAATCAGTCCATGTATCTGTCTGTGTGTTCCAAGTTATAGATGTAGCACCAGGGTCTACAATTCCATTACCAATGTGATAAATATCAGGCAAATCACGAAAAGTAAATGAGTTATTAACATAGTTATAAATTAATGCTTTGTTACAATATTGCGACCCTATACTAGGATAACATACCCACATTTCTGTTTGCTGTACGTTATGTGCAACAAAAGTAAGATTATAATATGCATCATTTATATCATCAAATAATTCTTTTTTAACTAGATCAGTAGCTACCGATTGTTTTCTTACAGCATCGTGTACGATTAAATCCCCTTGAGTAACTACAAAATGTCTACCCTCAAATTCAGCTACGCAATTTCTACTTAGTACACCTGTATCGTTAAATAGTTTTTGGAAACTAAATACAAGGTTGCCACCGATATAGTTAGCTATCCATGTAGAGTTTTCTTTGTATATTACAAATGATTGTTTAAGTGCTAAACCATCAACAATAAAATCTGATTCATCACCTATTGTAACTTCACCTGCATCATTGGTACTAGCTGCAGTCCATGTAGATGGAAAACTAAAGTTCTCTGCTGCATCACCCCACCTTACTTTGTTAGGAAACTCTGTGCCACTTTCAGTAAGATTAAGTGCCATTAAATAGTTACCAAATGCTTTTATGGTTTTACAAGTTGTACTTGCTGCCCAGTTAGGTAAATCTACAAAGTTACTAGAACCTGTATTAGATAGTGCTTGTGGGTCATCTACCCCATTACAAAGGATAGGAAGCCCATTATAGACAGTTCCTGTCCAATTACCTATTGTAGTTAAATTAGTGGCATAATCGCCACCTGAAGTCCTTGTAACGTCTGTATGAGTAGTACCATCAGTTCTATATATTTTTGTTGCTCCACCATAAAACCAATATGATGCTGTGTTATTAGACCAGTTAAGTACAAAGTATGGTGCTACTGTAGGTGTTCCAAATACTGCATCATGACCTTTGATCTTCTTTCCTGCATTATCAGTAAATCTTATATTACTTGCATGTGAATAAAACTCAGGTGGGAGTACAGTATTGTTTGTATCCTTTATCATGCCCTTTGGAGCAGGTGCTACAAATGTAG